GGTCAAGTCCTATTGTCTTGACAAATCTTGTGGCAAAGTCTTCGGCGTCAGCAATCGTTTCGGCGGGAATCCATCCGGGGTTGATGTTCAAAAAGTCTTTTACTGCGCGGTCTGCGCCGGGATAGGACTCCGTATAGTAAGGATGCGTGGCGCTGAACAGCTTGCCATCGCTTGCCGGGTTGTTATTCAGGCCTGGCATGGGCAGCGGAGGCGTCCATCCGTCCAGGGCTTCAGCATTCACCGGCTCATCGGTCTGCTGAAGGGTGCACTTGCAGTTCCAGCGATCACCGGGGCGGTGTTCCTCCCAGAAGGGGTGATTGACCGGAAGGGTGAGTTTCTTTTCCCAGTAGTGCTGATGGAGCGGATCCGGAGTGATGGAGGTTGTGGGCATCCAGCGCACGTTAGGAAACACGTCCTGCTCTTCCACGAAGTGCTTCCAGTCGGCCGCCTGGTGGGCACGGATGACGGCCGTGTCGTACTCCGTCTGCAGCCAGCTGTGCACGTAGTGATCCGTCATCCCCTTGATATCCCTCTTCCATTTATCGAAGCTCTTGAGCTGGCCGGTCTTCGGGTCGATGAGCTGTGCCGCGATGTCATTCTGCATCCGGTGGGTACGGAAGGCCGAGAAGACGGCATTGTTGGTGCGCAGTTCGTACAGGAAGCGGTCGGTGACGACTTCCGGGTCGATGCTTTCGGCCAGGCCCTTTGCCGTGGCCAGGTTGAACCGACGCAGCGTTTCCTCGAAGATATAGGTCTCTATCTCCGTGTATACGTCAATCTCCTTGTAGTAGATGGCACGCAGGCCGTCCATGAGCGCCTGCGGGCTAAAGGATATGCCATGCTCGGCCGAATCATTGCGGAAGCTGCTGCCGGCGCCGGTACTGCAGACCGGGCAGTTGCACCGGTACTGCCGGTCTAAAAGAAGGGCAAAGGTTCGTCTTTGGACGCCCCGTCCTGCGGGGCTAAGCCGAAAAAACGCTTGAACCTGTCAAGGAATTTCCGCTTCTCCTCATTGGTCGTCGGCTGATTCAGCTGCTCCGCCAGCTGGCGTGCCCGTTCGGCTTTCTCCTGAGCTTCTGCCTCCTGCTCGGCCTTCAGGGTGTCGTAGTCGTCCGGCTTCTCCACATCGAAGGTCTTATACAGGTAGTCATCAGACATGGGAAGGCCCATCTCCTTGAGCTTGGACACCACGTTGATCTGGACCTGTTTGTCCTGGTACTTCTGCTCCACCCGGACGAATTCTCCGCCTTCGGTGTTCACGCCCAGGGCTGCGAAGATTTCCGTCATGTCGTAGTTCAGCAGATCCAGGATGAACTGAACATCATCTTCGGTTATCTTCAACTGCTCCTTGGCCTGGACGGTTCCCAGGGCCTGGGTGCCGTTGGTGTCGCTCTTCGTCGTGAGCGTATTGCCCAGGATGGTGATGGACATCTCATCATTGCAGTTCGCCGCGAACCGCTCGTAGAGGTCGTTCGTTCCGCTCTTTCCCTGTGCCTCATGCAGCGTCATGCCGGAGCCCTCCGGGTGGATATAGACGGCCGCAGCGCCCTGCTTGCGTGCATCCTGCAGCAGGCGCTTGCGCGCTTCCTCGTCTCCTGCCGAATAGGTGTATTCCCGAATGGGCATGCCGAAGATCTGGCAGAACTGCGCCCAGTCTCCCAGGTTTCCCCGCTTGTAGAGGGCGTATGGCGCGCAGGTGGCCAGCAGGCCAAGTCCGCGCGGGTCGTCGCAGATGACCAGGCAGTTGTCGAAAGCCTCCAGCGGAGCCCCTTCAACGTCCGTCTCATACTTCAGCACCTGCCGCTTGACCGGGTCGAAGTGCTTCCGGTCAATCAGTTCATAGGTTATCCACCCCTGGTCGTTCCGTTTGAACTGGCAGAGGGAGAAGCCCCACATCTTGGAACCTACGGCATCCTTAATGAATGAACGGAACCAGGGGCTCTTGATCTGTTCGTTCACCTCATCCACCGGCTTGCCGTTCCGCTGGAACTCAAAGCGCTCTCTGGCTACCGCGCTCAGGCGCTTGTTGATGATGCCGGAGAGGTGGCCGTCGGTGGTGATGATGGAGTGATAGAGGTCGTACAGCTGGGTACGGTTGTAGAAGTCGATGGCGCTGGCACTCTGCAGGGACGCCATATACCGGGCAATGTCGAAGTGGAACAGCTCCGGACTTTGCAGGATGATGGTCGGATTCTGCTGGCCAGGAACGAAATCACTTGCTCCGGCCGAGGTGATGGTCTTCTTTGCGGCAGGGCGGCCGCGTTTCTTTGTTTCTTCCATGGTCATGCTTGATTAAAAGTGTGAGGGACGGAGTTCATTGGATGCAATCTGCCAGGGCGAGTTCTGCGCTTGCTCCTTCTCCGGGAGCCTGGGCGCATCGGCGATGGTGATCTTGCCGGCTGCGACGGCTTTGAGCCATTCGACGGCGCGGTTGTACCGGTCCTCACGGACTTTGGATATTTTGTAGGGGTTGTGCTGGCAGAAGATGTGATAGATGGCGATGTCCAGCGCCATCATCAGCACCAGCTGGTTCCTTTCGGCTCCGGTTGCACTGAAGATGGCGTCGCAGTCGTAGAACTTGTCCATATAGCAGCGCATCTCATCGATGGCCCGGTCCTCGCAGATCTCAATGATGGCGGAGTCGGAGATTTCGCTGTCATGGCGGAGCAGCGCGTCAAGGATCTCCCTGTGGATGCTGGCATCGTAATCGTCCAGCGTGATGAATTGGCTCATATTAAATAGTGTTTAAATGGCGTTTTATAGTTACATCCTCTGACTCCCGTCGATGAGGTCGTCCCTGGAAATGGTGTCGACGTTGTTTCCGTCCAGGGCCGTCCTCCGGTTCAGCTCAGCGACGGCTCCCTCCAGTGCGTCCGGTCCGTCGGCCGGATAAGGAAGAGTCATCTCAAAAAGTTTCAGCTGGTCCAGCAGCTCCTTCATGTGAGGGTTGTCGGCCTCATCCTCATTGAAGAGCCATGCCCCGTTTCGGTCGATGGGCTCCAGGTTGGCCTCTATACGGGCCGCTTTGTCGGTCTTTGGCCTGGCATCGCCGGTGATGAAGAGGCTTTCTCCCCGATGCCGGTTCTCCTTCCGGATGAGGGGAAGGAAGACCTGCTCATAGAACGGGTCCTGAAGGGAGTTGTTTTCCACCATGTAGAACACCGGGACACGGCTTCCAACCCACGCCTTGCACTGGTAGTACCAGTCGATGAATCCGGCGTTTGACGGTCTGTCCACAAATGCCTTGAGGATGTAGAAGGTGGTCTTGATCTTGCCGACCAGGCAGACGGCCTTCGTGGAGCTGCTGGACTGCCCTTTGTTCGAGGTGGACGGGTCTCCGTAGCATACCAGGAACTTGAACTTCGACAGGGCTGGCATCTTGCCGAGCGGCAGGTTCTTGAAGACCTTTCCTTCGTGGATGGGGTTATTCATGTACTCTGCCTGGAATGCGCCCGTGGAGATGGTCGATCTGACACGCTCGATATGCTCCTGGGTATTCTTCTCTGGCCAGGTGGACTGCCCGTTCTTATCAACGATGTTCACCACCATGTGCTTGTCTGACTTTGCACCGAGCCGTCCGATAACCGTGTCCTTTGCGATGAGGTTGCCCTTTGCGAGGATGAGGGTGGGAGAGCTTACCGAACGGGTGGGGATGACCGCGCGCTCGATAAACTCAGTCTTTTTGTCAAGGATGACGGGATTGCGGCAGTCCTTATCGGTGTCATAATCGTCGATATCGATGATATCCGGCCGGACGGCCTCGTTGCGCGTGCCTCGGGGAGCGTTGCCGTAACCGACCGCCAGGAAGGTGAGGCCTCCGCGGGTGACGAAGTGCGTCTCTTCCCATTTGCCGAGATTCACCTGCGGGCCGTAGAAGTCCAGCAGGCGGCCGTTGGCCTCCAGGTTGGCACGGTAGGGTGCCAGGAGGCGTACTGCGGCATCTTGCGTGGCGCTGACGAGCATGAGGAAGCGCTTTCTGCCGGAAAGCATCAGGAAGAGCTCCAGCATCATGGATACGGTGGATTTGGCCAGCTCACGGGCCCAGCTCCAGACCTCAAACCATTCATCGTTCCGGCTGATCCGGTTGATGGCTTCCTTCTGGAACGGCGCGAACTCGCAGGATGCGTAATTGGGGAAGAAATACTTCATCCATTCCACCGGATGCTTCTCCAGGTAGGCCTTTTTCTTGGCCTTCTCCGCCTGGGACAGCTTCTCCGGGGGTGTGGCCTTCTTTATGTCTGCCTTGAACTGTTCCCAGTCCTGCAGGGCCCTTTTGTCAATCTCCTTCATGGCTCATCGGGTTTGTTCCTTGATGAATGCGTCCCAAAGTTCTGTGAACTCGACGGCCTTCTGGGGGTCGATGCCGCGGAGCCATGACAGGAAGGATATGCCGGAGCTGACCAGTTCCCGGATGCCGCTTTCATTCTCCATCTTGCTGATGGCTGCAGAAAGCTTTGCGAGGGTGTCGGCTTCTTTCGGCGTCGGCACTCGCTCTCCCTCTTCGCGCTCAAGGATGGCCTCGTTGATGCGCTGCACGTGCGCGTACATATTCTTCAAGGTCTTCTCCTTGCCGACGGTCATCGAGGCTTTGATGCTCTCCCATTCCTCCTCCCTGGCCCACCTGGATATGGTCTGGCGGGTGGATGCCACTTTCGCGGCAATCTCTTCAAAAGTGTAGTCACCGTGAAGGTACAGTTCCTTCGCGATGGAT